GGGATAGCGGCTGCGTACTGTGATGCCTACACAGACAGTGCTGAGATGAAGTTGATCGAGGAGCGATTCAGAAGCGGCGAGATAAAAATCGTCTGCTCTGTACGCAAGATTACGACGGGCGTCGATTGGCCTGTTGGCTGTATCATCGATGCGGCACCGACCATGAGCGAGATGCTACACGTCCAGAAGATAGGTCGAGGTTTGAGAGTTAACCCCGGCACTGAGGATTTGATCATCCTCGATCATGCCAGCAACAGCCTTCGCCTTGGATTGGTTACGGATATCTCTCACACAGAACTGGACATCACGCCCAGAGGAGAGCGCCAGAAGAAGACCGTCAGCGAAAAGCTACCGAAGCCGTGCAGCCAGTGCGGTGTGCTGTTCACGGGCGTTATATGCCCATCCTGTGGACACGAGAAGAAGCCTGTCGCAGATGTCGATGTTGAAAACGGTGAGCTTCAGCAGATCGGCGGGAAGAAGGACAAGTGGACGATTGAGGACAAGCGTAGGTTTTGGGGGATGGCCCGTCGCCTAGATCGAGAGCGCCGTAAAGGTGGCAAGCTCGCCAAGGCGTTGTATCGGTCTCGCTTTGGTGTGTGGCCTAAGAGTGTAGACGGGCCAGAAATTGTACCAGATCAGGCGTTCATGAATTATGAGAAGAGCCGTAGAATAGCCTATGCAAAGCGTATGCAAAAAAAGTTAAAATAAAACTTGCATCCATAAATGTACCGCGCTACTATGCATCATCAACAACGCAAACGGGAGTTAATCACATGTTCGTTACAGACCAAAAAATCGCAGAAGTCGCAGATGAGATGCAAAGCCTTTTTGAAGTCGGGCCTTTGCACAGCCAAAGCAAAATTGGCGTTATAGCCCGTCACGCTCAAGAGGCTCTCGCAGACAACGGTTTGCCAACCCGCAAATCACTCTGCTTCGTAGTAGCTAAAGTAGCACTGATGACTTGGCATGAAACCATCCACCAAACCAAACAAGAAATGGCAGCGGCGCAATAAGCGCCCTGCCGGGGGGAGGGAAGATGTTCAACTTAAAATTATTAAATAAGATTGCAGCCAAGCACAATCTGGAACTTGTAAAGGGTTCAGGTTATTTTTGGTGGGCGCATGAAAGCACATCAATCGATAGTGTTTATATTTGTCATTTCAGCCATGCTGATAAGCAGTGGTGGCTTGAAGAACTTGACCGCGCAATCGGGCAGATTGAAGAATTGGAGTTGGTGTAATGTATCATCAGAAAACGATTGAGGCGGCGAAGGGAAAGTGGCGAGGCGTCTTGATGGCGCTTGGCCTGCCTGAGAAGTCACTGGTCAACAGGCATGGGCCTTGTCCAATGTGCGGCGGCAAGGATCGGTTTCGCTTCGATAATAAAATGGGCAGCGGATCATGGATTTGTTCTGCCTGTGGCGCAGGCGATGGCATGGAGTTGGCAAAGCAATTCACAGGTATGGAGTTTAAGGACGTCGCCAGCAAGATCGATAGCATCATCGGCAATCTAAAACCCGACAGCGCACAGCACGTCACTGGTGAGATGTCCGACGATGATAGGCGTTTGGCATTACGTAAGGTGTATGCCGAAACCAAGCAACTTGAGACAGGCGACCTTGGCGACGTGTATCTTCAATACCGCGGCATTTGGGAACACACATACCCGTCTTCTCTTCGGTATGCCGATAAGTTACCTGATGGACAGGGTGGCTTAAAGCCGTGCCTTGTCGCGATGGTGGTTGATGTTAATGGTAAGCCGTGTTCGATGCATCGCACGTTCCTCGCTGACGATGGTAAAGGTAAGGCTTTAATGGAAAGCCCACGCAAGATGATGCCGGGGACATTACCAAAGGGTGCCTGCATCCGACTGAGCGATGGTGATGTGCCAGAACATGTTGGTATTGCCGAGGGTGTCGAGACTGCCATGTCTGCCTGTAACCTGTTCGATCTGCCAGTGTGGTCGGTTGTTAACACGAGCCTTATGGAACGGTGGGAAGCACCAGAGGGTGTGAAGGCCGTAACCATCTTTGTTGACAGTGATGAGAACTTCGCAGGCCATAAGGCTGCTTACGCTCTGGCACATAAACTGTCGCTGCATGGCATCTTAGTGGACCTTCAGTTTCCCGGCAGCACTGGTGATGATTTCAACGACGTGTTGGTATATCAGCGTAGGGCAAACAAGCAGTATCGTGGAGCGTGCTCATGACTGACCCTTGGACCCGCCGCGTTGAGATAGGCGATTGCGTTCTGTACGAGGGCGATTGTCTGGAAATCATGCCGACGCTTGGGAAGGTGGACGCGGTGGTTACTGATCCGCCTTATGGGCTTGGGGATTGGAATAATCGCGGCACGAATGCATCGCGCCCATTTGATTCGGATGTGACTCAGCAATGGGATAAAGGCGTTACACAGCAACAGATTGAGGCGCTAAGAGCAGCGGGTAGGCATCAAATCATATGGGGCGCAAACTATTTTTCTGACCTTCTCCCGCGCTCAAAACAGATGCTTGTCTGGAATAAAGGCATTCGGAATATGCACTTTAATGATTGCGAAATTGCTTGGTGTAGTGGGTGGCGCGAAGCATCTAGGATGTTTGATCTTAGCCCGAATGGTCTTGCAAAACAGCACCCGACGCAAAAGCCATTAGCGCTCATAAAATGGTGCATTGAAAAGTTGCCGCCCGACCACCAAACCATCCTAGACCCATTCATGGGAAGTGGCACCACAGGCGTTGCTTGCGCCAAGATGGGCCGGAAATTCATCGGCATTGAACTTGAGCCTAAATACTTCGACATCGCCTGTGAGCGTATCGAAAAGGCATACGCACAGCCGGATATGTTCGTAGAGCCTCCCGCAAAACCTATACAGGATAAATTTGAATTATGAACGAAGGCAGATCACAGACAACCATCAGCAAAATTAAAACTCAATTTGGCACGATGTTCATCCAGATCGACACAGATTTACAAGGACGCCCTGTTGGTGGTAATATCTCAACACACAAGAAAGAACCTGACAGCCAGATAGCATTGCTGATCGAGGAACTGGCAGACGGATTAAGGAAGTCATTGGGTGATGAGTGACATTTACAAAATAACGGACAATCTCCGTGTGAGAGACTACGACAGCCAGCAGTATGTGATCGAGACGCGGTCGGTCGCAGAGAGCGGCAAGAGCAAAGGTCAGGACGTGTGGACAATACAAGCATACATCGGCAGCGTTAAGTCTCTGTCCACTCATGTGGCTCGATGGTTTGAAAAAGAACACGTTGATGCGGCACGAGCAGAGGCAAAGAAACTTTGGGCAATAGACCCGGTGTCGGTTGCCTTGTGCAATCTGCCACCCAAGCCAAGCAAGCAGACACGCCACGTTGAACAGGATATAATCCAGCGATGATCGACGAATTAACACTAAAGCAGGCGGCGTTTGTCAGGGAATACCTAATAGACCGCAATGGGACGCAAGCTGCTATTCGTGCCGGGTATTCACAAAAGACAGCAGAAGTAACGGCATCTAGGCTGTTAAGGAATGCTAAGGTAAAGCAGGCAGTGGCAAAGGGTGAAGAAAAGCACGCAGAGAGATGCGCCATCACTGTAGAGCAGCTAACGGCAGACTTGATTAAGGATCGGGAGATGGCTAGACATTTGGAGCAGCCTAGCCCTGCCGTAACAGCGACAATGGCTATCGCAAAGCTCCACGGCCTCGACGTGAACAGACACGAGCACGCAGGCCGCAACGGTGCGCCAATAGAAAACAAATGGACAGTAGAATTTATCAATGCCACACCTGAAGGTGAACAGAAAGCTTGAGCGGTTTCTAACTACGCCTAAACCAATCAAAGTCGCAATCGGTGGTCGTGGTTCTGGCAAGTCCATTGGCATCGTGGACATGCTGACGTTCCTGATGGATACCAAGGGTTATGACATCTATTGCCTGCGAGAGTTCCAAGACAGTGTCGCTGATAGTGTTCACAGGGTGTTTAAGAGCAGCATAGAAGAGCGCCTTAACCTAGATGGTTGGGAAGTGCAAGCCAACACAGTGATATCGCCTAACGGGGCTAAAACCACGTACAAGGGCGCAAACAGAAACCCAGACAGTATGCAGTCAGCCCAGAACTATCTGCGTAGCTTTTTTGAAGAGGCACACAGGGCATCGAAGGATAGCTTGGATAAGCTACTGCCGACCATTATCAGGAATCCGGGCGCTGAGTGTTGGTTCGCAGGCAACCCCCAGTCTAGTGCCGACGCATTCAGTCAGCGGTTTATCGTACCATACATGACAGAGTTGGAGCGTGATGGATATTACGAGGATGATTTACATCTGATTGTCGTGGTAAACTGGCGAGATAACCCTTGGTGGAATGCAGAACAGGAAATACTTCGGCAATGGGATTATGACAACAGGCCACGCGCAGAATACGATTGGATTTGGGAAGGCAAGTTCAATGACACCGTTGATAATTCTATTATTAAGCCTGAATGGTTTGATGCTTGCCTTGATCTTCACAAACAGGATCGCTTTGCAGGCTCGTTCGTCCCGACTGGTGGACGTTACGTGGCGCTTGATCCATTTGACGATGGCGGGGATGCTGCTGGTCTGGTTCTTCGCCATGGTTCAATCATTGAGTGCGTGAAAGAAAAGACTGAAGGCGAGATCGATGAGGTGTGTGACTGGGGTATTGATGAGGCTCTAAGGCTGCATGCCGATTGGTTCATTTGGGACGGTGACGGAATGGGGACAGGGCTGAAGGGGCAGATACGCAATAGGCTGGACGGCTCGCGGCTTCGGTATCACATGTTCCGTGGGTCATTGTCTGGTTCTGGTCAAGACAGGGCAAAGGAAGTCTACACCCCAATCGGAGAGAAGGATCATTCGTCAGACAATCGCAGCGCTGAAGACATGAGACAACCGAAGACATACGGAGACACATTCAAGAACAATCGGGCGCAATATTATAAAACGCTGGCAGATCGTATGTTTAATTCATGGAAAGCAGCAGAGCGTGGCGAGTACATCGACCCGGACCATATGATATCAATCGACACCGATGGCGTTGAGAACATACAGAAATTGCGATCTGAGGTGTGCCGAATCCCTACTAGACCAAATGGCAATGGTCTGATACAAATATGCTCTAAGATGGAGATGGCTAAAATGACACCACCTATCGCGTCTCCAAACTTAGCTGATGCTGCAATGATGGCAATGTGTGCGCCAACTGCGGTAGAGTTTGATGATTACAAGCCCCGGCGCAGTCTAGGGCAGACACGCAGTTGGATGACAGCTTAATGGAAGACAACCCCAAAGATGATATCGTTGAACGGGTAAAGGCCGACATCAAGAAAGGTCGGAGCTTTAGTCGTGAATGGCGTAGTAATGCCGTAGAAGAATACGGTTTTGTTGATGGCGAAGGCCAGTGGTCGGACGAAGAGAAGCAATTCTTGCGTGACCAGTTGCGTCCAGAGGTTACGTTTAACAGAGTTGGCCCAGTCATTGATGTAATCTGCGGCGAAGAGATAGCGACACGCCAAGAGGTGCGCTTTATTTCAAGAGAGCAGGGCGATGTAGGCGTCAATGAAGTCTACACGGCTGCTGCTGACTGGGTGCGCGACCAGTGCGATGCGGAAGACGAAGAGAGCGATGCATTTCGTGATGCTGTTATCTGTGGCATGGGCTGGACAGAGACGCGCATGGACTATGAGGAAGACCTAGAGGGAATGGTCTTTATTGAGCGTGTTGATCCTATTGAGATGTACTGGGACAATGCGGCAAAGAAACAGAACTTGCGTGATGCTCGATGGTTGGCACGGGTAAAGAAGTTTGACCTTGATGACCTGAAGTCTCTATTCCCCGACAAGGCTGATGAGCTATCCGGCCCGTCTGACATATGGGCAGACGATGACAGCCACACAAACCCACACCACACGGTTGCAGGTGACCAGTATAAAAGCGATCAAGGCGAAACGGGCTTTGATGATGACAGCTTGATCGAGGTTGTCGAGTATCAGTATTACGAATATGAGGATGTCTATCGCATTCAAGTCCCGCAAGAGATACAGGAAATGTTGGCGCAGGTTGGCATGAATGTGGGTGTTAACGAGATCGTTAAGCCAAAGACACACGACAAGATCAAGGAGAAGGCCGAAGAGTTTGGCATTGAGTTCAAATCAGTAAAGCAAAAGCGCAAGAAGTTTATGCGTGCGTTCCTCGCTGGTGAGACAGTGCTGGAGCATGAGGCAATTCCTTGCGAAGATTTTACGCTGAAGTGCATCACAGGCCGACGAGACCGCAACTCAAACACTTGGTATGGGTTTGTCCGTGCGATGAAAGACCCGCAGCGCTGGGCTAACAAGTGGCTATCTCAGGTCATGCATATCATCAATAGCAACGCCAAGGGCGGCTTGATGGCAGAGAAAGATGCATTCGACAACCCACGTAAGGCAGAAGAGGAATGGGCAGACCCTCAGTCGATCACGTTCCTGAAGCCGGGAGGGCTTCAAAAGGTATTGCCGAAGCCGCCAATCACTTACCCTTCTGGCTTGGACAGGCTTATGGAGTTCGCTGTATCAAGCATCCGTGACGTTTCAGGCGTCAGTGTGGAGATGCTTGGTATGCGTGAAGGCAACCAGCCCGGAGTGTTAGAGTATCAGCGTAAGCAGGCTGGGCTTCGCATTCTGGCGAGTATGTTCAACGCTCTTCGTCGGTATCGTAAAGAACAGGGCAGGCTGCTACTGTCGTTCATTGAGGAGTATTTAACGGACGGACGGTTGATCCGTGTTGTTGGCGATGATGGCGCTCAGTATGTTCCATTGATCAGGCAAGAGGGTGTTTCTACCTATGATGTCGTTGTTGATGACGCACCGACCAGCCCTAACCAGAAAGACAAGGTGTTCAGTATCCTCTCGTCTCTTATCCCGCAGCTTATCAGCGCAGGCATTCCAGTGCCGCCTGACGTGATCGACTATACACCACTGCCAGATAATCTGATCCAGAAATGGAAGGCTCTACTGACAGAGAGCCAAGAGGCAGGCATCAGTGCTGAAGAGGGCGCTATGATGCAGCAGAACATCCAGTACCTTCAGATGGAGAACCAGAAGCTACGCGCAGATCAGGAAAGCAAGATCATGAAAGCGCAGCTTGATGCTCAGTTGAAGCGTGAAGAGATACAGGCTCGCATGGAAGAGGAATCGATGTCTCTGGCCCAGAAGCGTGACCTTGCCATGCAAGAGATGAACCTAAAGCGAGAGATTGCAGAGTACGACATCACACTGGAACGCATGAAGCTTGAAGCGAACTCAGACCTACGGCTTCGTGAACAGCTATCCAAAGAAGCTCTTGAGCAAGAGAAGGTCGAGATTGATAGAGAGGATCGGCAGGCCCAGCGCCAGCCGCCTGTTATTGTGACGACAGGGCCAAGGCGTGGTCGAGTTGTTCGTGACGAAGAAGGCAACATTCAAGGCGTGGAGTATGACGATTGACCGAAGCCTACATTGAGGTCACTGGCACCAATCAACGCGCCACTCAGGACACAGACGCTAAAAAGCTAGAGACAACTGAGTTGGTTAATGGTGATGGAAAGACTGTTCATCGCGAAGGCGTGTTTATTGGCGACCCGTTAGACGTAGATGCCAAAGCACAAGTATCAAACACAAACCCAAACCTCACAGACTACGGTCTTGTTACACGACCCATCATGCCGCAGTCGCAGTTTGGTGAAGCCCTTACGACGAAGCGCACACCAATCATTCAATTGAACAGCGTCTATGGCATTAACACGCCGCTGCGGGACGCTGTAGAGGTCACAGAAACAGGTACAGGAACGTCAGCGGCAACGGGTGAAATCCTCTTGCAGACTGGTTCAAACGCAGACGGCGCTTATACGCTTGAGAGCGCAGAGATTGGTCGATACATCCCCGGCTATGGTGCTGAGTTTGGTATAGGGATTCGGTATCCCTTTACCCCGACAGGGACGCAAACAGCCAAATGGGGTGGTGAAACAGCAGACGGGAACAACGCCTTTATCTTTGGTCATGATGCAGACACGCTGTATGTTGCGCGTATTCAAGGCGGCGTTGAGTTAAACCGCGCTGACAAGGCAGATTGGAACATCGACCCACTAGACGGCACGGGTGCTTCTGGCTACACGTTGGACGAGACAGTCGGCATCATCTATCAAATCCGATATACTTGGTACGGCTACGGGCAGATCATCTTTGGCATTCTAGGAGTTGTCGGACAGCAGCAGACGTTTATTCCTGTGCACCAGATCAGCAATGAAGATTTCATAGGCACGTCCATCAATGATCCGTCTTTACGGGTATTCGCTACAGTGGACAACGGCGGCACCACAGCAAGTAACTTCCAGCTTTATGTGGGTGGCCGTCAGTATTCCATCATCGGTGATTATCGGCCTAAGTTCCGCTTCACCGGACATATTCGGTCACAGCGAACAGTCGGCGATGGCGTGATGACACCGCTCGTCAGCTTTCGATTTAAGTCGGCGTTTAATGGTCGCTCTGTAAAAATCGACGGCTATGACATGATAAACGTAGGATCGAACAACCCTGTTTATATAGAGGTACGTTTAAACGGGACACTCACTGGCCCAAGTTGGGCGACACCTAACAACTACACGGCAGCGGACACCGCCCTAGAAGCGGACAGCACGGCCACGGCAATTACAGGTGGGAACGTGGTCTGGGCAGGCGACATTATTCCTGCGGGTGATAAAAAACAAAGTGCCGCTAACGAAAAGTTTATTGACTTGGATTTACCTAGAAACGGCACATTCACACTCTGTGCGGCAGGCTTTGGTGGGACTAGTGAAATCATCTCAGGCTTTCGCATGAACGAGGAGTGGTAAATGCTTGGGGCATTATTACTCAACGCATTCATACCATCACGCAAACCAAGGCGCTGGAGAAGTCGCAGAAAGGTAATATGGGATGAGACACCTGAAGCAGTTAAAGATTTATATGAACATGCTCTGGCTGTCGTGCCGAAGCAGTTTCAGACAGGCATCTTGGCGGTTGATGGGTATGCCTATCTGCCGCCCATTGAAAAGATCGATTTTGAGGAGCTACGTGGGCAAACCGATGTGCTTATGGCCTTGGCTTCGGAAATAGAGAGACAGTATTCGCGTGACGCGAAGCGCAGGGATGAGGAAGACCTGTTAATCCAAATCTTTCTTAATTAGCGGACCATACCGAAAAGGAACTGTGGGAAATGAGTGAAGCATTAGCGTCTGTCGAGACGGAAACTACGAGCGAAGAAACGAAAACTGACCCTTGGGGCGGCGAGTTATCAAAGACTGATGCAGCCCTGTTGAATGAAACACCTGAAGCAGAGGATAAAGCAGATGAACCAGCCAATGATGGGCCGGAAGTGCGGGAGCAAGATGAACCCGATGAAGCCCAAGCCGAAGAAAAACTAGCCGACGAGGCAAACGAAAAGAAAGTCCCTTATGGTGCCATGCATGAAGAGCGCATGCGACGTAAGGAAGCGATGGCAGAGGCGCAAGAGTTACGGGACAAGATAGTCCGTATGGAAGAGCGCTTTAAGGCGTTTCAGGAAGCAATAAAGCCTGAAGAGCCTGAAGTCTCGTTTGACGATGACCCTGCGGAGTACCTTCGTAGGCAGTCGGAGAAAACCAGTCAAACTCTGGAGCAGATGCAGAAGCAGCAGCAAGAAGCTATACAGAAGCAGCAGCAACAAGCTAATGCCAATCAGTTCCTCAATCGATACCAAACAGCCGCACAGGAATATGCTGAAAGCAACCCTGACTTCCAAGACGCTTATAACCACCTCGTGAATGGTCGTGTCCAAGAGCATATGCTTGCGGGTGGCATGGATCGAGATCAGGCTGTGGCGTTGGCACAACGTGAAGAGCAGGCAATTGCTTCCCGTGCATTCGAGGAAGGGGTTAACCCTGCTGAGAAGCTGGTCGAGCTTGCCAAGCTGCGAGGATGGACAAAGTCACCTCAATCTAGTAAAGTTAATGGAACGGTTGACAAGGTGGCGCAGGTTGAGAAAGGCCAGAAAGCTGCCAAGACAATTTCAAAGGGCGGATCATCTCAAGGTGAACTAACCCTTGAAGCGCTCGCCGATATGGAGGGCGAAGATTTTGACAAGGCTTGGGACAAGTTATTCCCGGTATCATAGCGTTGAGGAACGTAAAACCGACAACTCTCGTCTGCCTGACGTAAATGGCAATCTGGCGCAGTCCATGCGTTAAATGGGCATAAACCTAAGTTTTAACGCCATTAGAAAAGGATGATGAAATGGCTAATACGGATTATCCCGTAAATCATCCGTTGGCTGTCAAGCTTTGGTCGAAGAAGTTATTCCAAGAGGCTCTTAAACAGACTTGGGCATCCAAGTTTATGAGCAAGGGTTCGGATAGCCTCATCCAGATCAAAGACGAGACACAAAAGTCGGCGGGTGATCGAATCACCGTTGGTCTGCGTATGCAGTTGACGGGTGCTGGTATCCAAGGTGATGGAACCTTGGAAGGCAACGAAGAAGCTCTGGTCACGTACTCTGACAACGTCTTTATCGATCAGCTACGCCACGCTGTGCGTAGTGCTGGTAAGATGTCAGAGCAGCGCGTTCCGTTCTCCATTCGCGAAGAAGCCCGGACGGGCCTTCAGGATTGGTGGGCTGACCGCATTGATACTTGGTTCATAAACCAAGTCACTGGTAACACTGGTCAGGCCGATACGCGCTTCACCGGGAACCAAGCGGCGGTTGAACCAGACAGCGACCACTTAATTGCTGGTGCTGACCACGATGCTGAAACATCTCTCACTGCTTCCACAACGAACGCATTGAAGCTGTCGGATATTGACCGTCTTGTTGCGAAGGCTAAGTCCTTTACGACTGGTACGGACCCAATCATTCGCCCAGTTAAGGTATCTGGTGAAGACAAGTACGTCTTGTTTATTCACCCTTACCAGATGTATCTGTTGCGGACTGCTAACGCTTCGGCAGTGAACAACTACATCGAAATCTTCCGTGCTGCTATGATGGGCGGTAAGTACAAAGACAACCCAATTGTTACTGGGGCATCGTTTGAGTACAACAACGTCATCGTTCATGAAAGCACTCGTATTCCAGTCATCACTGGCACACCAGCAACAGGTACTGCATCGCAGTTCCGACGCGCTGTTATGTGCGGTGCTCAGGCTGCTTGTATCGCTTACGGGCGAGGCAGTGGTCCGGGTCAAATGGATTGGACGGAAGAGATGTTTGATTATGGCAACCAACTTGGCGTCGAAGCTGGGTGTATTGGTGGTCTGAAGAAAATGCGCTTCAACAGCAAAGACTTCGGAACCATCGCGCTCTCAACTTACGCGCCAGCGGTATAAGGAGGGACTGAACTATGGCTGTTACTACCGTAACTTCCACGCAGGCTGTCGCTTCTGTTGAGCCACGGCTTGTCCATGCTGGTGTGAATGCTTCTTCTGTAAAGTACGTTCATGCTGGTACTGTCGGTGACGTTATCTTGATGTGCAAAATCCCAACGGGTTCTGACATCATTGGCGTCTACGGCAAGATTACAACTGCAGAGACTGCTGCTAATGCAACAGTCGGTGTTCAAGGTGCAGTGACCCAGTTTGGTTCTCTCGCATCTGGTACTGCCCCGGCATTTGCCGATGAGGGTGCTACCAAATACCGCGTCTCTGTTTCCGACGATGCACCGCAACGATTTGAATATGTTGTTGTGTCTCCATCTTCGGCAACTTGGACGATCTCAGCGACTATTGATCTGACCGTTCTTTACACGGCGGTCAACCAGTCTTAAATTGATTGGCGGGGGCTTCGGCTCCCGCCCTTTCAATCTGTTCTGTGGGGGAACATATGCGTGAATTTCTCGATGTTGTTAAAGAGGCAGGCGATCTACATGCTCAAGGGCATCTGGATCGGGCCTCTATTCTTTATGAAAATCTGTTAGGCGCACAGCCTGACGATCCTATTGTACTGTATCTGTTGGGGACGTTGTTCTCTCAGCAAAACAGATTCGGTTCAGCTATCACATTGCTTCGGGCTGCTACAAAGACGGGCGGGGATGAGTTGCCTGAAGTGTGGCATAATCTTGGCACGGCATATCGCAACGAGGGGCATACAGAAGACGCTCGTGAGGCGTATCAAAAAGCCTTGGCGCTGGAATCAGATAGGGCAGACACTCTCGCAATGATGTCTGGCAGCTACATCAACACAGGGGAGCCTGATAAGGCTTTAGATTATGCTGACCAGTCACTTGCCATCGAGGATAGCCCACAGGCGCGGAACCATCGCGCATTGGCTAATCTGGAGCTAGGAAACTGGCGCGAGGCTTGGCCAGACTATGAAGCGCGGTTTGAATTGGATACGCACAGCGTAAGCAACCGTCCATACACTTGCCCACGGTGGCACGGGGAAAAGGTCAAGAAGCTTGCAATACATGGAGAACAAGGTGTTGGTGACGAAATCATGTTCCTCTCTTGCTATCAAGACGCGAGTCAGTTTGCAGAGGAGATCGTCATTGAGGTGGAGCATCGCTTGCGTTCGCTTATCGAAAAGTCTCTTGAAGTGCCGTGTTATGGATCGCATCAAGAATTGATTACAGCGCACCCTGACGTGGATGCTTATATCCCGATGGGTAGCCTGCCCGGATTATTTAGAAACGACGACAAAGACTTCCCGCGAAATCGATATCTAAAGGCTGATGGGAGTAAGTACAAAGCTCTATTGGGCGATGATCCGATTGTTGGCATTGCTTGGCATGGCGGGACTAAGGGAACGCACCAGCAG